TAAGCTCCCCAAAGTAGTTCGGGTCGCGTTCGCTGATTGCATTATGGGAATTGTGAAAGAGATGGAGTCGCCCGGATCATCCTGGGCGCCGTGGAACCTTTCGTGATTTTCCCATATCGTGCGATATGCGACGAAGAACGCGAAAGTTTCGAAATGCAGGTTGTCAAGAATCGGTTCCAATGGAGTCGCGAGCCTCATGAAGAAGCTCGTTTTGAAGTTGAAAGTGGAGCCTGGTATCACATCTATCGGTTGACAGATAGGTACCAGGTCATCCGCGTCGAACGCGGTTTTGTGCGGGTGAGATAGGTTGAACGTTGAGCGTGGTATAGACACGCTCGGCGTTTGCGAGAAATTATGTTGTGAGCGCATCGCCCTCTCCGTTTATTTTGTTTTGTAAGTCCACATGAGCGGCCTGATCTAGCACTTGAGATTGAGAAATTGCTTCGATAGCTTGCCACAGGCACTCGTTTTTTTCATCATTTATTTTCCCGGTCGTGTTATCCCAGCTGGCAAGTCGCCACAGGGAATAGTGTTCCGGGTGTTTCGAGATCGGATTATCATCCGCGGTGCATATGTCCTGGAATTGCCGTCTGACGATGTCGTCAGACATTGCGAAATGTGGTGATTCGTAAAGCCCTGAGCAGGTGTCATAGACGGCATATATTTGTTGTTTCATTTTATTTCCTTGTGAAGAAATGCGTTTTGCCCCTACTCAAGGCGGCGAGATTTTCTCGCCTCTTTCGCTTGGGCGCATTTGTATTTATCCCGGAGTCTCTCCGGGGTGAAGTCGGCAGCATGTGCCGTGATGAATTCTTGTCGGGTAGCCTTGACTGATTCCAGCATTGCCGGATCTTGTTCGGCCAAGATATTCTGATAGTAGCGGGGCACGAGTTCATGTTGACCGTGTCCTGGTACGGGAGATTGGTCAGATGGAAAAATGTCCGATGAGTATTTCTCATAGAATTTTGCCCCTATTCCTGATGGTTTTCCGCGTCCGGTGGACATGCGGATGTATTCTGGCAGTAGCCAGTAGGCTTCGCCATATTGGTCGCTACGGAGATAATGCTCCTCCGCTCTTTTTCCTGTGATTTTTTTAAAGCAGTAGCCGGCCGTGTACGCGGCGTTGTGTATGGTGAGTGGGGCAACTGTTGTGAAGCCCCACTTCCAATGTTTTTGGAGTTCCTGGGACGTATATGTATAGAAACCTTCGTTATCGTCCCACAGGTACTCGTCACTAAAGGAGTGATTAAATAGACAGATGTGATAGTGAGGACGGCCAAGTTCGCCATACTCTCCGCAGTAGAAATAGCGGATTCTATGGTCAGGATTTGCCTTTCGCAAGGATCGGATAAACCCGCTAACGTGCGATGGAGTAAGCGAGTAGTCGTGCGGGACATAGTGTCCGTCTTTATATTGTTTTTTAGTGGTAGATTGTGGGCTACGGTAGGTGAGAGTGGCCCAACAATTTTCGTCATGAGTGGCGGATTCGTGAATAATACGAATACTCCACATAAGACGATGATCGACACGGCAGCCAAGGCATTGCCCGCAAGCCACTTTGAGAGGCTGCGAGCCTTTTCGTTTGTCGAATGTGAGTCCGCCGTTCCGATAGTCTTTGTATCCTTCAAGCGGGGCATAGCACGGCATTACAGCCGGTAGCCACCGCGTTGGTTCGGCGATCTGTAGTTCTTCCGGTGTACACCGGAGTTGCGGCGAAAGTTTCGCCGTGATTTGCTTCGACTCATTCTTCGTCTCATAACAGGATGCCTTTCTGTAAGTGGATGCGTCTTCGACCCTTTATAGCATGTTTTGCTAGTTTTTTTTGTTTCTTTTGATTTTCCTTGCTCGCTTTGCTCCGCCTGGGTATCCGTATGTCGATGCTCTTCTACGGCTAAAGTCGGCGGATCGCTTCGCGGGTAAAGAAACGGCCCACGGGTGTTCAGAAAATCTGTACCCCGTGGGCCTAGTTGTACTCCCTTCGGGAGTGTTTCGCTCTTCGAGCGAGTTGTTCGCTCCCGTTGGTCGCTTTTTTTGGCGCATGGTGGGACCAGTGCGCCAGTACAGTGTCTAGTAGATCTGTACTTTTACGCCGGCGGGTCCGGCGTTGGTTCTGGGTCCGGAGCAGGCTCCGGTGTTGGGACTGGCTCCGGAGGAGGCTCCGGGTCGCCCAGTCCCCTATGTTGATCGCCCGGCGCTGCCAGGGCGGGCAGTTTTTTGAGGAGATCGTCCTTATTGGCCGGATCGTTCACGAATTCGAAGAAAGCAGTCGGTGACTGATTGAATTCGCGTCGAATCTCCGCGGGCAGCTCATCAAAGATTTCGCGCCCTTTCGTGAGTTTTTGGAGTTGGTCGTGATAATCGAAGTCTGAATAATCTGCATACGCAGCTTCGTATTTATTCACGTGAGATATGGTCCCGGTTCTATCAAACCGTGCCATTATTTTTACGATGTCGCACTCGTCTTTGTGACATTGCTTGGTTCGGCCATCGTTATACTTTTTGGCCTTTTTAAGCGCGAGAGTTTGATCGCGCGTCATGACATGACGTTTGTCCGCTGCGCGGAGTTTAGCAAGGTGAAGGCTCATCGTTTTTTCCTTTTGGATTTTTTTACGGCTTCGCGGTATACGGCATCGAGCGTGCCGCGAGCCGCGTTAGGATATTTTTTGTAGTAGCGGGCCACTGCTTTCAGTCCCGCGTCATTGTGTGTTCTGTTTGGTTCGCTGCGCCTTTGGCTTTGCTCGTACGCTGTTGTCGCCGGATCTGGGAGCCGTTCCGCTGGGCCGGCTGACGCCGGCGAGATAAGCGGGAACGTTATTGCACCTTTTTTCTCTCGGGCAATATCTACCGCTGTTGATCCAGCTTTGTAGATAGCGCGAGCAATTGCTGCTTTTGGCTCCAGCAGGTCGGCGTTGAGATTGGTGATGCGGGTGTTCGCCATGATGTTTCTTGTTTGTGAAACGGATACTGCGGTTGTGGCTCCCCTGGTCGCCCCTTCTGCACCGGAAGCACCCACATTCCCCATCGTAGCCATGTTCCCTGCAGGGGTGCTAGCGTCGAATTTCCCTGCAAGGATAGGATTGATGCCAGCCGCTTTAAGATCTGCCATTCGGCGTTGTATAGCGGTATTAGACATGCGCTCCTGGAACGCGCGGTTAAGTCTGGCCTCTCGTCGGTTTGCTCTGTTTGCATCTGATTGTCCGAGAGCGGAAAAGATTCCGCCCAATGCGGCCCCCCCGAGTGTGCCGAGAGGGCCTAAGGCTGAGCCAGCTGCTGCGCCGCCTGCGGCGCCGCCACTTATGTGGGCCATTACAGTCTCGTTAGTCCAGGTACGCCGTAAGTAGGCAGCGGAAGCGCTGCTTTTATTTCGTGGTAGAAGTCCGCAATCATGTGCGGTTCTGTAGCGATCGCGATGGCGCGATCTAGTGGCGTTTGTGTGTCGTTTACTATGAACGCTGCGCCCAGAGTAGGCAGGGCGGCGAAGTCTTCTGACAAATGCCAACTTGCCAGTGTGCCTATTGTCGTTACGCCGCCGGACGTAGCCGGGCGCATTATATTTGTGATTTTTCCGTTCAGGAAACGGTGTTCGTCATACCGGCCCGTGTAGCCGAAGACGAGATCGTCAGTCGCAGGAGTTCCGGTTCCCGTGATCCAGATTTCAGAATTCAGGATAGCCTGCTCGCCGATATTTGCCATCTCGGGATATACGAAGTCGTACCGAGTGGACTTCGACCAATAACGGTCGACGCCTTGAGAGTACGAGAGATCGGCGCGGAGATTTCCGAGTATTATTATTACACCATGCTCGACGAATGATTTTGACCAGGAGTGCGTGCCGGCTGCCGTTCCGACGCCGGCCAGATTGCCCAGTTTGTCCTGGGCCGCCGGTGCTGTTGGTGTGGTCGAGGCTGTGTTTTGTGTTACGGGATTAATGTTGACCCGTGTTGATCCGCCGCCGAGATACTCGGCACGTTGGAGGCGGAAGTCAGGTGAAGTGACCCCCCATCTCGCCTTAAGTGATTCCACATAGCGAGTCCCTGAGCGCGCGTCGCGCTCTAGGATATGCTGGGTCGCGAATGCCAGCCGTACGTCGTTTACATCGACGCCTATGGCGGCTGACAGATCCGCGATTAGGTTTGGAGAGTCGGTCAATGTTGTGCCGAATTGTAGTTTGGCGGGTACGCCTGAGTTCATGTCCCATACATCGCCAGCGACGTCAGTGTCTCCGACCCAGACGTCTTCGGTTGTTGCTACGCCCGCTATGGCGAATATCGGCGCTGAGTCGCCGAGAGGGAGTGCAACCGCCGTTCCGCGTTGCGGCGCCGGTAATGCAGAGGTGAAATAGTCAAAACGCTTGCCGCGTTTGAACGGTTCCCAATGGAACACGGCCGTCATAAGATCCGGCCCGTTGTCTACATCCTCGACTATGGAGTCCTGGAGGGTCGCCGACCTGAACCAATCGTTATATATTTTTGTGTAGGCCCGGAACGGTAGTGCACTTACAGGCACATCGTCCGGTATCGCCAGTGGCGGTAATCCGAAGTAGTCCCATAAGCTCCCCAAAGTAGTTCGGGTCGCGTTCGCTGATTGCATTATGGGAATTGTGAAAGAGATGGAGTCGCCCGGATCATCCTGGGCGCCGTGGAACCTTTCGTGATTTTCCCATATCGTGCGATATGCGACGAAGAACGCGAA